CTGAAATGCTCGTTGATTTTCAGGTGATTCCAGATGGGCCAATCAAGGATTTTTGTGGGACTTGTACCCGCTGCATCGATGCCTGCCCAACGGATGCGATAACGCCCTACGTTGTGGAAGGCTCGAAATGCATTAGTTATTTTACCATCGAGTTAAAAAAAGGCTTAGCGATTGAGATTCAGGCAGATTTTCAAGATTGGATTTTTGGTTGTGATATCTGTCAGGACGTTTGTCCATGGAATCGATTTTCAAAACCGCATCATGAAAGCCTATTTGAACCGAAAGAAGAAATTTTGGGCTTAACGAAGTCAGATTGGGAGGAGATGTCAGAACAGGCCTTTCGTGAATTATTTGCTTTTTCAGCCATTATTCCTCCTGTGTTAGTTAGTTAATTATATCATAGACAAGCCTATGAATTAGTCAATTTTTTCGTAAGTTAGGCCCATTCCAATTCCAAATCCAGCCTTTTGTGCATTGACTCCTTGCAGTGCCAAAATATCACTTGAGTTTCTTGCTTCCCCATTGCTATAAACTCTAGCCTTTAGTTCTTCCCATTCATTTTTTTTCCCAGACTGTTTGTCTAGGTCAACACCCTGCATTGCTGCAAGGAATTTTTTTTCTGCATAGTCTAATTCTCTTTTGATTGAAAGAGTTGACATTATTTCTGGCATAGACATAGAGCATTCAAGTTCTTCGTAGTCTTTCCAAATGCCAAGCAGAAACGCCTCTGCTTCAAGTTTTGCCAAGTCTAGTGTTTCCCAAGTTGATCCACTATCTGTTGCTTGTTTTTTTACTGGCTCTTCGGATTTTTCATTTACTTTAATTCCCGCTGCAATATCTAAAAGATGATAGATGTCTTTTAATGTAAAACTATCCTCGACTAGTTCTTTTGATAACGAAATTTTTGGGTAATACTGTTTCATACATATTCGAGCACACTCAACTAAAGCATCGATTGCACCATCATCATCTTTTGCTGATTTGACATACTCAAAAGCAACCATAAACTGTCTTAGATATTTTATTTTTAATGGTGTAATAAACAACTCTGTGCCATCTATAAGAGTTAGGTAGTCGCTTTCATATACTTCTGTAGCCATTCATATAGTATACCAAAAACAAAATTGCCCCGCTCAAGTTAATGAGCAAGGGCAACCCTGTATTATTAAGTTTTTATTTAATGATTATTATGCGCTAACAGTACGATCTACGATCTTACCGTATGATGCATTATCATTTGGAAGAAGACGGAATGATACTTCGAACATTGTCGCTTCGTCTCTCTTTGCTGCTACTGTAACATTTTCAATTGAAAGTGCACGGTATGCAACGTAAACACGCTCTACGTTTAGTGCGGCGTTTCCAGTTCCTGGACCAACTGCAATTAAACCACGCTCAACTGGGACATCTCCGATGTCGCCTGCTGAAAGTCTAAGGGTTGGGTTTGATGAAACTGTTGCTAGATCCTCATTCTTTCCTGCTAATGAAAACAGGAGATTCTCTAGTGTTGATTCTGCGAATGTAGTATTTAGGTTTACCTGCATGCCTTGCTTAAATAACTTAGCAACGTCAAGTACCTGGTCTACTGCTACTTCACCGAAATCTGGCTGGAATTGAATTTCCAAACCATTCATTGTGTATCCAACATTACGGAAGTCTGCGTCATCTGCAAGGGTATCCTTGTATGAGTCGCCTGCTACGTATGCTGGCATGTCTGCGTCTGCAAGTGCGCCATCTTCGTATGTGAAGAGTGCTGCTGCTCCAACGATAATATCGTTTGAACTACCACGTGTATATGCCATATATTTCACCTCTTTTTTCTTATTAGATTAAAGGGCTTGTTTCCTCAAGTACAAGTATAACAGCCTTTTTTATTTTTAAATTATGTCTTTGACTGCCTTTTTAGGCTCTGGTGACCAAGAAGCGTTTGTAAGCCCACTCATTTGGTGATAGTCATAGTCTATAATTATCTTGTTACCGCCGAAGGTTCTGGCTGTTCCAAAATCAATAATGTCACGGGTTTCTTGTAGTTGGTAGACCTTGAAGTTGTGAAAATAAAACTGGTTATCTAGAAGAATTGGAACAGACTGAGTTCCAACATTTATTTGTTTATTCATCGCCCAATTATTTATTTCTTCTGCTGTCTCATCAAAACGATCCATCAATCTTAAAACAGACTCTTGTATTGTTATCATTTTTTCTACTGGGCTAGAGCCTGAAGCATAAAAATAATACATAAGTTGTTCACACTTTATATGAGGAAATCCAGTTCTATTCATTTTAACAAGCCTATCCCAGGTAGCAGCAACACCTTGTGTGCTTTCTCCAAAGTATTCCGTTAGGTCATCTATCGTAGATGGGGTTGATGGGAAAAAGGGGAATGTTGCTTTTGAGTTCCCATCGTTTGCTTGAAATATTTCAGAAACCTTTTCTTGTAGATATTTGTTAATCCACAATACTGGTGTATTTAATACGCTAGAACTTTCTTTCCATATTTCTCCGTAAGTCATGCTATCTTAACCCCCGCACTTGCTACCCATTTAATTCCAGTAGACTTGCCAACATTTCTACCGCCTCTTTTACCTGCCTTAATGTTTTTCTTATAGACTAATGGATTACTAAAGTATTTATCTAATCCGCTTACTCTTAAAAATGATTGCTTAAAGTAAATACTAAAAAATTCATCAATTACCTTTTCAAACTGTCCTTGTGTTTGTCCACCAGGGTTTTCTACAAAAACTTCATTTTTTGTGTATATGACTTCTCCATCAATTTCAAATCGCAAAGCAGATGCTTTCTTAGGGGTAATTGTTACGCCAATTCCGTTTTCCATTATTCTTGCTTTGTCATAAAATGGGACTCTTGATCCATCTTTAATAGAAGAAGACTGCTTTAATTTAGTGTTAAATGTTAATCCTAAATTACTAATAGTGTAATCAATATCAAACAACCTTGCCTTTGGGCTTCCTGTTTGACTCCATTCATAAACATGGTGAAGCAGTTGTGGGGTAATGTTTGCGTTTGTATCTACATACTTTGATGCAAGGGCTACAATTTCTGGACCAAGATTTGAATATAGTTCTTTCTTTCCCAATTGCAAGCCTTCTAGAAATCCATAGGAGTATTCAATTACATTATTTAAATCTTTCATAAACATCTTGTCGTTAAAGGTTACTCTCATACATCTACCGCCTGATTTTCTGAGCGACGGATTACTAACTTGTAGTACTCTACGTTACCAAAAGGACCAGAAAAAGGATCCTGAGTTGCTATTTCAAAAATAGTAGACTTTCCTGCTCGGGGCCCAGAAGTTTCTGTATAAATCTCATTGCAATTTTTATCTTTAATGTTAGTTATAATTACATTTGTTATAGAGTTGCTTCCTTCTAGGCTAGAAATTCTTATGTCTGTCTTTGTTCTTCCTAAAAGAATCTTGTCTTGTGTAATGTTTATATTTGGAGACATCTCTTCTTTAAATGCCGTCCCTGCTGATGCAAAAGAACAAGCAATTGTTCTATCCAGTATCCATGTTTTTTTAACATCTCCATATGCCCCTTGTTCAACAAGTGGATGATATACGTCTGCTTGCATAGGAAAAATAAAATCTGGCTCTTCGCATATCATTAAATTATCCCTGGTTTAAGAATATTATTTGAATACTTATCTAATATCTTATCTACTAGCATATTGCCAGTTCCATCAAAAACTGATTTGTCAAACTGAATTCTAAACTGATCTGTATTGTATGCTGTAATATATCTCTTGTAATAATCTAACTTTCCACATTTAATATCCTCTATTAAAAGTTTTGTTGCATATTCTACATCCGATGGAATTGTTAAATATCCAGTTGATACAACAAATGTATAATCATATCCTTGTGGAAAAGCAATTGACTTGTATCCATAGTATCCAAGATCTCCTCTACCTACTGGTAGGTTTGGTGCTGCTGCCTCATATCTATTAAATGAACCAGCCTCAACTCTTTGTATTGCAGAGTTATCTAAAGTTATTACAAAATCATATATATTATTTTCTTGATCTTCAATGTCATAAACTAAAACATTATTTTCATAAACTTTTAGTATTTTATTTGCATCATGCCATAGCGGGAAATAGTCTGTTCCTTGACCTACTGCCTGTATAATTTGCTTATGATTATAAAATCCATTTGGAATTATTGTATCAATTATTGCTCTTGAAACTAGTTCAAACATCCTGTACTCTGCAATTTCAGAAGCAGTTGTTCCAAGTTTGTTTGCATTAATATATGGTCTAATAATATCTAGGTTATCATTTAAAACAGTAGTTCCTGATAAATTTATGACCTTAAATAAAAATTTTCTATCAAACTCTAATTGCGACTGAGGAACTACATATAGAAGTTGTGAGTCTGCATTAGATGTTGTTGGCAAAGTTTGGATTGAGTGATCCACCAAATCCTCAATATAAATAACATAGTCTGTGTTCGCTAATGGAACATCCCATGTAGTTAAAATTGGATAAGGTGGAACTCTCAAAACCTCCATGAATTACTTACCGAATTCCTTAGCAACTTCTTCTGGTGTGGCAACTCTAATATGTGAGCGTGTAAGCCACTTGTCTGCTGCATCCTTTTCAACAATGTTGTAGCCACGGTATACCTTACCTACCTCTGACCAGGTAACATTCTTAGTTGAATAAAGAGCAACTGTTTCCTTCTTTTCAGTAGGTAACTTCTTGCTAGGCTTTCTTGATTCTTTTGGCGCTGTTGTTGCTCCAATGATACCATCTGCAACTGATCCAAGAGCCTGAACTTCTTCAGGTGCCTCGTATGCAGGGGCTTCAAGGGCATCTACAACTGGTACTTCTTCTACAACTGGAGTTTCCTCAATAGGTTCTGCAACTGGCTCTGTAACAACTGGTGCTTCAAAAACTGGTGCTTCAAACACTGACTCTTCTTCAATTGGATTATTATTCATGTATTCCATAATTCCTCCTTGTTAGTATTATATCATTATAAGTAATAAAGGGGAGTAGGAGAATTAACTCCTACTCCCCCTAATTTTTACTGTTTACAGATTATGCATCTGCTGCAGCGTCAGCCCATGCGATAGCATCTTGTTCTTCCCATTGAATACCGAAGCGAACGAAGACTGTATATTCTACAGTGTCCTTCTTTGGCTTGTATTCACGGTTTACAGTGATGTCACGCTGGAATCCCCATACACGGTTCTGTGGGAATGTCAAATCGACATATCCTGCAGGGTAGTATGGAACTTCTTGTACGTCAATTCCTAGAACACGTGTTGTACGTGCTCCACCGAATGTCTGATCATTACCGTCTAGGTATGATTGGCGCATTGCTGGAGTTCCAGCAGCACCTGCGTGTGAACCAAATGCTTCTGCAATTGCATCAGCAAGTGTACCGTTATTCTTAACGATACCTTGGAAAACATCTGTACCAGCGTAGAACTTTAGATTGTTCTTGAGTGCACGATACTTACGTGGCATTGCAAGAATAATCTTTTGCATAACTTCTGGAGTCCATCCTCCGTTAGCAACTGTAACAACTGCTTCGTGAGAATCTCCTTCAGTCTTGACACGATTTACGAAACCGTTCATGATTGACAAGAAGTTACCTGTTGCAGCGTCACCGTTGATTGCAAGGTCTTCGATATCATTACCGAAAGCATTTGTCATCAAACGTACGATGTGGTCTTCTAGTGCTGCACCTTCGATGTTATCTTCTAGTGCTTCTGCAGATACTTCCCAGTCAAGACGAATCTTCTTTGTAGTCAATTCAACCTTTGAGAATGTTGCACCTGCGTTTGTGTAGTCGCCAACTGCTTGCGCTGCTGCACGAATAACACGCTCTCCGACGTTTACCTTTTCGAGTTCCATTGTATTGGCTCTCATAGTAACACGACGGCCATCTTTAGCGAGAATGGTTGCATCCCACACGTAATCAATAAAACGACGTGCTTGCTCTGGGCGTAGGATACCTGATCCAGCCTCACCTGAAGGATTTACTGCATTTGGTCCAGAGTTAACTCCTGATAGTGCTGTTGGGATATTACCCAAGACACCACCATCGGTGTAATTACCTGGTGTGTTTGAACCTGCATCTGATCCAGATGCGAACGCTCCCTGACCCTGATAGAGTCCTGGTGCTGTTCCGCCTAGGTTACCTGAAGTACCTGGCTGGTTCTTTTCTATATTTTGTTCCGACATATTGTCACCTCCTGTGATTTTTTCTAAATGAATAGATCGGCTGTTTTGAGGAAACTACCGCCCCATAGGGATTTTTCAACCGTTTCAGGTTGATTCTGTACTATCTCGCCGAGATCGCCAGACTTTCGGAAAGCAGTGTCTTGCTCTACAAGTTCCACACGCTTACCAAATTCATTAAATACATTTGTTGCTGATGCAATATCTTTTGCAACTGCTTCAAATGACTGTTTTGCTGTTTCAATATCTACCTTTGAAGACTTAAGCATTTCTACTTCTGCCTGCAAAGATTGAACTGTTAATACTAGATCGCTAAAGGCTTTTTCAAGACCGTCATTTGTTTCATTGACTGATCCTTCAATTACTTCATCTGACTTAGGAGCCATAGGCTTTTTCTTAGCCTCTGCTTCTTCATCTGCTGGAGTTTCAGCAGCAGCCATAGCAGCAGATTCTTCTTCATCAGTCTTTGGCTTTGCAGCCTTTTCTGTTGAATCTTCATCTTTTGCATCAGCCTTTGAATCACATTCACATGCGTCCATAGCCTTTCCGCAATCTGGACATGTTGAAGCCTTTGTAACTTCTTCCATATTTGCGTCTGCCTTGAGAGCGACCTCTGTTGTTTCAACTACAATATCAGATTTCTCAACGATCTCTTCAACTGTATTTTTTGTTGATTTTGCCATAAGGTTTTCCTCCTTGTTAATCTTAGAAGTATTAATGCCTTTAGCACTATCTACTAAGAATTTCATCATGTTTATTTTTTCGCTATCTGTTTTTTCAACGAAACCTATGTTCTTCATTTCTGTTCCAGTGACTGGACTCATAACGGTTTCTTCTTCTGACAACAAAACAATGCCAGACTCTTTATCATAAAAAACATTTTCTAAAACTGTTTCATCACCTTTAACAACATCTATTCCATCAACTTTTTCAACTGACATTATGTTTGCAAACTGATTTGCTGGGGAATCTACAAGACTCAACTCTACCAAATCATATTGCTTAATAACTCTAATAGTTTTATCTGATTTTTCATCATATGCATCATCCCATTTATTCATTTTTCCACCAATTGAAAAACCAGTTAGAGTTCCATCTAGAACTTTTTCCCAAGTGTCTTGTGCACCCTTTGAAACATATGCGGATACAAAAACTCCACTGTAAAACTTTTTTGATTCTGGATCAAAATACTTATCTTCTTTAAATGAAACCATTTTGCCTACTGCTAGTGGCTGGTGCATTTCTCTAATGTTCCCTCGGAATTTTGCAAATGCATCCATTGATGCTTCGGCTGTTACGATGTCATCTTGCTTATCAAGGTTATCCAAAGATGCAAATCCTGAGACAATTCTTCTTTCCTTGTCTACTTTTGCAAATGGTAGGGATAGGCGAACACTGTCGCCCTTAGTATCCCAATGGGCTTTAGATATATTCATGGTTATTATATTATATACCCTTTTTTATTAAAGTATCACTATTTGGACATTTAAATAATGTCATCAAATTTTCTGCCTTCGCCCTTTGGATTACGACCACTTACTGTGGCTGGGCTATCGGACTGGTTGTTAGTTCTTTCTGTGTCCCTTGCTCTGTTTGAATTATCGGTTGAGACTTGTTCTGGCTTAAGTTGAAGTGGTTCGTTGCCACCCTCAATCTGTGGAAGACCAAGAAGTTCTCTGCCTTCGTTTGGAAGCATTACCTGAGTCTTGACAAGTCGTTCAATAATCTGTGATTGTGCAATCTCATCTGTTAGAGTAAGTTCATTAAACTTAAACTCTAAAATATCTGTTTTTTCTTTAATAATTTTATTGATCATTTTTTCAAGGTTTCTTTGTGCTGGTCTTGCAACCTGCTCTTTAAATGTGCGATCTTGTGATAATGCTGCTGCTATTGCAGCAGAGTCAGATCCACCAATTTTAGAAAGAGGAACTTGATGAGCAACAAGAATATCATCCCTATTCTGTTTTCTATATTCTTTAAATGATGCTTCCTGAATTCCGTTTTCTACTGGATCCATTTTAAACTCTACCTTATTAGTATCAGAGTCTCCTGGTAATGGAATATAAAGAGTTCTATGATTCTGCCCCTTTAAACCTGTTTGTAAGAATCTAAACATCTTGTCTTCTGCTTCAGCAGATAACTTTGCACCCTTAAGAGTTACAACATATCTTGGAGTTGCTTTGTTCTGGAAGTAGTCAATGTTGTACTGTGATGCAAGTTGATCTCCGTGCAGTGATCCGATTGCAGACATAATGTCTGGTACCCCGTAAAAAGTGTTTAGTGGTGAATATTCTTTGAAATGAATAATTTCATTTGGTCTTAGATCTGTTCCAAGTGGGTTTGCATTAGTTGCTCCAAAGTTACGAAAGTAAACAACTTTATTTGCAATAACTTGAACGAATCCATCACGAAGTCTGCGAACACGCATTGTTGTAGAAGGGATATGCCCAACATATCCAATTTCTCCACGAGTAGTTCTACCAACTTCAAGGTAGGCATTACCAGTTGACTGAAGATCAGTAAAAACTTTTTCCATAGTTGTTGTAAAAGAATCTTCATCGTTTAAAGACTCAAGCCAGTCAGTTAGTTCAATCTTTGCTCTTTCAATTCTTTTTCTTGCATTCTCAGAAGTCTTTGGCTCTGATGCTTCTAATTTAAGCATAGTTCTTTTTGAAACCTTAAACTCGTATCCAAGACCAACAATGTTTTCTACCTTAGCATCAATTGCTGCGTGGTTAGCAAATGATGTGTCATAGAAACTTGCAAGTTCATATAAATTCCAAGGTGGAGTAATTACATCAAATAAACCATAAGCGTTATGAAAAATTACCCCTGGATTAATTTCTTTTGATCTTGCTCCATTAATTCCAGTGCTTTCTGCTCTTGAACTATCAATATAGGATTGTGATGCTTCTGTTTTTAAAATACGAGAAGTTCTTCTTTTAAAATTAGCATCAAGTCCTTTGAGGTCTTTGATTGTATCCCAAGATTGGTTAAAAGGATCTTGCTTTAAAAAAGTATCATCTTCTGGAAGAGGAGTATCTGTTTTTGCTCTAATAAAAAATTCTTTGTCTTCACTCATTAATCATCACTTCCATACTTTGCAATAGTATCTTTTGCTGCTTGAACTGCGCCAAGATCATTCATAGAAGGAATTAATCCTTCTGCCATTCTTTGTTTTTGTTCTGAATATTCTTCTTCTGAAATTCTGGTTAATCCTGGCACAAAAATACATTCTCCATCGCCTTCATCCCCGTAATATTTTGCTGCATCACGGAGTTTTGCAATCTGTGTTATGTCACCCTTCATTGACTCAATATTGAGTACGGAGCCAGTTCCATCAGTAAACCACTTTCCGTTGGCCCTTTTGTAAACATATAGGCCCCAATCATAATGCTTTTCAATAATCTTTGCACGAGATTCGCCTACTTGCCCCTTCATCTTGGGCAGTGCTTTACGCTTTTTCTTTGGATTTTCAAGATTCATAACCATAAGTATACCATATTATACTGGGTTTGATGTTTGAGACTGCCACACAATATCTGTA